ACTTGAGGTGTTGGTGGTGGTGGAGATGGAGATGGTGGTGGTGGTGGAGGTGGTGGTGGAAGCGGCGTAATACTTTGGGTAGTAGAGTTACTAACTGTAGTTGTTGATTGAACATCAGTAGCGGGTCTACTTTCGCTTGAAGCAACGACATCAAATCTTGGTTTTCTTGTAGATCTTATCGTTTCTTGCATATTATTAATTGTTCCAGAAGCAAAATATGCCTCTTGTCCAGAAGTTGATGTTAAACCACCTAAAGAACTATTTGAAGACTGTGATGTTAATCTAAAGATTTTTGTTCCAACTTCAAAAGATGGATTTGAAGGTAGATTGGGATCTGGTATAAAGAATGAACCAAGAACGGTTCCTACATTATCACTAAACAATCTAACAGAAATAACTTCTGCTTCAGCTGAAGCACTTCTCAACCTCATTCCAGTGCGAATAAATCCACTATATAATGATTGATTATTTTCTGCCAAAGTTCTTGTATCGACATTTAACAAAATACTAGAACTCGAATAATTTGCAGGAATAGTATAACTTTCATCATATGGACTTGTAACAAAAATATCAGTAGGATTTGATATTGGACCATATTTATGATTAGAGTTTGCAACTCTAAATCTTATAGATGGTGTAGAACCTGTTGTTGCTGTTGTAGAACCAGTTGTCATGGTTCCAGTAACTAATTCGCCTACAGTAAATGAACCACTAAGCATTCTAATTTCAATTAGTTTTGGAATAATAAAATTGTTTACATCTTCACCATCAAAAAATCCATAGAGTCTTGTATATGGTCTAAATTTCCTACCAGTGAATTCAATATTTCTAGACCTCATAAATGGAATTGTTGAGGTACTTACAACTCTATCCCCTTCATTTGTAGTTTGTACTTGCTCAGAAACTCTAAGTTGACTTCCAGATCTATTTTCTGTGCCCGTTCTTGTTGTAGTAACAACTGTTGTAGTTTGTAATTGATTTGTAGTTACTAAAGCACTACCAGTATTTTGTGTACTAGAACCAGTTACAACAGTATTGCTAGTTGTCGATGTACTAGATCCTGTCCAAGTAGATTGCCATGCTCCCCATCTAATAGGACCTAAACCAGTTTGTTGATCATATCCAGCATACTCTAATTGTAATCTGGTTTGTGTATAATCATCAACATCTATCCTAAGTGATTGTAGTCTAACCTGGTCTACCCAAATATCAGAAGATGGGAATAATTGAATATTTCCAGTATATGTTACAACCAGGTATGGAGTAACATTTTCAACTCTTGTTGCAAAAGGTTGTGCAAATTGTAAAAATTCGCCATAATCTAGGGTAATAAGTTGACCTGTTCTCCTGATATTTGAACCAATAATATCAGTTACAAAAGCAGGATCTGCTGTTGGACTTGCTGTTGTTCCTATACCAAGAAGAGATTTTGAACCAACTAAAAGATCTATAGATGTTGTAAAGTGAGATGGTCTCAATTCAAGATTTATAGGATCGATACTATTGGTAACTTTACCAATTTTAAGTTGAGATTTAGTTCCACTAAAATTATCTACATAAATTCCAGATTTAAATCTTGTCAGACCACTTTCATCAGGAATGAATAAAGATTCTGTTTTGGATTCTAAAATTGATAACGCTGTATAATATTCTAAATTTTTAATTCTATCTTCAAGTAAAGAGATATCTTGCATTCTATATCTCTTATGGGCATTTAATGATACTTGCACATTTTCTGTGCTACAAATATAAGGTGGCAGATTTATTGTAGCAACTTCAAGAGAGTCTTCTAAAGCAATTGGAGGTAAAGGAGTTTCGGAAGGAACTCCTTTAATCAATTGAAATCCACCATCAATCTTCAAGAACAGTTTATCAATTCTTGGCAAATAGTGTGAATATGTAAGGATGATTGATTCATCCGAAGCTAAAATATTTTTAGATGAATTAGTTGCATCTTCAAATGCTCTAGAGGAAAATTCAAATGGAGAATAACTAGTTGAACTTGAATTAAATTTACGAACTCTTGGACGTATATCAAGTACATCAGTTAATCTTTCATTATTTTTAATTAATGGCAAATCACAATAATTAAATTGGTTATAAGAAGAAACTGTTGTAATATCTCCTTCTGTAGAATCACTATAAGTTGCAGACTCATATATAACTCTTAACTTTCTTCTTGGTTCTTTAGTATTTGGTTTTCTTACCAACCTAGAATAATCACAAATAGTTTCTCTTTGACCAGAATCCAAAGTAAACCTATCAATAATATTTTCATCCCCAGGATCAAAATCATTTATAGAACCAGAAATTCCACTAGTCTCAGACCTAATTACCTCACCAATTTCAAATCTAAGGTCATTTAGATATACTAATCCTATGGTAGAAGTTCCAACTTTTTCAACATAAAGTGCTACAGCACCACTTGTAGTTCCTATTAATTCTTCGCCAACAATAAAGTCATCAACCTTTCCAGTTGGACCATCAAGATTAAATAAACTTATAGAGGGTAGAGTGGGATTATTTGTATCATTTGCCTCATAAACAGCATACACTTTAGTTACATCTGGTTCAAGTAAACAAATTTCTTTATCTTGAACTCGTAAACCATACCCAAAACTACCATATTCTAATCCATCATCTAAAGTAGTTGAACCAATTCCAGATGCAGAAAGTATAGACTTATTAACAATAACTGAACCAGTTCTGTTTAAAGATTTTACCTTATTAGTTACATTTATTTTACTAAGTGTTGCGATTAATCTTGCAGAACCAGAAACATTCAAACCAAATATTCTTAATTCTTTTCCACCATTACTAAATCTAAATTTATCTTCAGTTAGTTCCTCAAATCCACCAGTAGAATTTATTAAAACATATCTTTCTTCATCAAATGGTAAAAAGGTTTCATTTGACCCTGCTTGAATTGTATTAGTTGCATTTGCAGTAATAATAACATTAAATTCTTTTCTAATTGATAATGTAGATTTTGTTAGATCGACATTAGCAATGAATTTTTTAGGTAATGGTGTATATAATGAATTGTCTATGGATGATCTTAAATTTGCTCCAATTAAACTAAAATTATTGACTGATATTGAAGACGTTGGAAGTCCACCATCATTGATATTTGCAACTGTAGTTATCCCAGCAATAACAATAGAATTACTGCTATTAATACTGGAAATTCTGGCATATGTTTTTACATTTGTGCTTCCTAAAAGTGGATTGCTAAATGATACCAAATCCCCAACTTTAGCAATAGTTCTAAAATCAAAATCAGAACTAGTTACAGTAGACACTCCTGGAGCAGTTCCAGATTTTGCAGAGATACTAACTCCACCAATTGAAAAAATATCAGATAATTTTGTATCTCCATTAAATGTTTGCCCAGTTCCAACAGAACTATAAAGAGACTTAACATCAGATATTTTATACTCTACAGGAGAGGTAACTATTCTATTACTATCAATACCATTAAATATTAGTTTTTCCCCATTAATAAAAGATCCATTTGTACAATATGCAGTAACAATTCCTGTAGTTGTATTAAATTTTAAATGTCCTGTTGCTCCACTTGACTTTCCAACTATAAAAGTTGGAACATTCAATGTTATTGGTTCATTCAAAGTTAAATCAGTATATGTTTGGATATCATATAATGAGATGTCCCATTCATTTAGGTCACCGACAACAGATGAATATGAACCAGACTCTAAAGCATAATCATAAACTCTGGCAACTCCTATTTCTTTTCCCGAAGCAGTTGTTGAAGTAACACCTATTCTAGAGTCCCTTAAACTAATTACTGATGATGTACTAAATCCAATTCTAGGAGCACCAATAACCCTATTTAAAGATAGTGTGGGACCAGTGTAATAATTAACTGCTTGATCTTCTAAAGTTTTAGTTGTTCTTGTTTTCTCAAAATCCAAATAATGTATAGTTCTTGAATCTACTTCAAATCCCCGAATAAAAGCTTTTCCTGGAGATATTTTATATGTTCCTAACTCTTCTGCTGGAATATTATTATTGTACGTTAACTGACCTTTTAAAAATATGCCGTTATTGCCCTTTCTATTATTTAAAGACTCTCTAGCAGTAATAGAAAATGGTTTTACATAAAAATTACCAGATTCATTGTAAGTTCTTCTTGCTAACTCTTGTGCTAACTCATTATATTGAGATTTATCTTCAATATGTTGTATATTACCTTGTCTTAATACTAAGAGTTCAACAAAATTCTCATTTTTTTCAGATTCTAATGGTTTTTTTGTTAAAACTGCAGTTATTTTTAATCTATCTGCGCCAGGAGCTGCGAAATTATTAAATCCTTTAGCATTATCTGTAAGACTTGAATCTAATCCAGATGTTACAATTTCTTCAAATATTTCTAAACCAACTCTGTAAGTTGGAAATTGACCATGTGCATCAAGAATTAATGTTTGTGGAAATACTTTTACAAATGTTCCTCTAAGATAGTATACACCCTCAGATAAAAATACTGCAGAACCTATTGAAGTTGAATCAACTGCCGCAGTAATTCCAAATCCTTGTCCTGCCTGAAAATTTATAATCGAAGTTGAAAGATTTGATTCCAAAGATAAAACTTCATTATCATCAAAAACTTCTTTCCCATCTATACCAGTAGATACATAACTAACAAATAAAGTGTAGTAACCTCTAGTAGAATATTCTGGACCAACAGTGGAAACAATTTTTGCTTTTACATTAGAAGATTGACCTCTAATGTAGACATTAACAAGGTTAATTGCATAACTGGAAATTGGTATTCCAAGGTACTCCTTCTCAATTTCTACAGCAAAAAGTGTATTGTTATAATTAATTTGACCTGGAATTACTACAGATCCTTCCTTAAACAAATGAGTTCCGACTTGCTCAATTTGATTTTGGAGAATTGATTGTAAAGAAGTTAATTCCCTAGATTGAACTGGCAATCCTGGTTTAAAAAGTACTTTATAATATCCTTTGTTTGGATCAAAGTCATCAAAATATGGAGATACATTTAAATTAGTTTCTTGTGGCATGATTCTCTATTAAAATTGCAAAATAACTTTGATATCTTCTCTTTGATTCACAGACCTGGTAATGGATGGTCTATTATCAACATATAAAATGGTTCCAGAATATTTTTGAACTTCTGGTGATGCTATACCTTTGATAAAAGTTTGACCCAAGTAGTAGGTCTTATTATTTATCACAGTACTGATACCAGGATTACTATCAGTTCCAAATCCATCATCAATATAAAGATCTTTAGAACCTCCAACAATTCTTAAGGAACCTCCAGCAGTAATAGTTGGCGTAAAACCATTAAGTTTATAACCATAAGTTGGATTTAATTTTTGAGTTCCATCTGTGTTAAATCCAACCAATGATCTATCTTGCCAATACTTCAATACTCCAGTTTGAGCATCATAAGATACCACTCTACCAATAGCTGTGGCACCTGTTCCGACAGTTTGAGTAATATATGAATTTTGTATAAAAGTAGTCAACTTGTAATCATCAACATTTGGTGCAAGACCCTTTAATTTTATTGCATATAAAGAACTGACCCTATCTTCAGTAATTACTGTAGAAGACTCAAAAGCTTGTGGATTTTCAACAATACCAATCCTTGCAATAGAAGTTCCTGTCACAAAGTCTGGATTTTGCTCATCATTTTCAATTCTTGAATAAATCAAGACATTTGTTGCACCCAACTCTTTATATACATCATACCCATGCCCACCAGGAGGCGGAATAATTACATCAAACACTGGTGTAAGAGACCCAGTAGGAACGTTGCCTCCAATTAAATCAATGCTTGCGTAAGTATATCCACTTCCCCCATTGGAAATTGTTACTGATTCTACTTTTGCGTCATTGTTAACTACAATTGTACATTCTGCACCATTACCATCACCTTTAATTGGAACTCTTGTGTACGTTGTATTTGGAGGACCAACCAAGTATCCTCTATTTTTTATAGTAACAGTCTTTAATTGTCCACTTGTTTCTGCATTATTTCTAATCGTCACATAATCAGAATTAGTTTCCCAATCAACTGGTAGTGGAATAAAATTCAAGGAATCAAACTTAATAACATCACTTGGACTGATTGTATAAAGATACTTCCAAACATATCCATCACCACTGGTTCCAGCAGCTCTTGGTTCTAAATCCGTAAATTTTGGTTCATCGAGAGATGGTTTTCCATTGGGATTTTCTGGGTCAATTCCATTATTTAAACAAATATAAACTCTAAATTCACTATTTACTACAAAATAATTTGAGGAATATAAACTTGTTTTATTTGATGGTTTAGATAAGTTATTTCTATTAACATCATGTCTGTACATATCATAAATTGTTGCTGAAGCCCATTGTATCTTTCTAACAACTGGTCTAATGTCATCGGCAGCAATTTTTTTCAAAGCAATCATAGTATCCCAATAAAAATTGGTATCATCAAAACAATCTCTTGGAGATGGTGGAGTAGTATTCCAATTATCTTGTACTTCAGTTGCGTTGGGCAATCCAATAAAAGTATAATAGGAATTGCTAGGGTCTCTAATTTTATCAATAAAACTTCTAGCGTTCTTAACTCTCAATAAATCAGTTATAATTGCTGCCATTTTAGTAATTTAAACCTTCTATATCTTATATTTATTAACCAAGGTAACCCAAATATTTTAAAGAATTTTTTCTTCGTATAACTGGATTAGTGCCTATACCAGATTGCTTTGTACCATGCTGAGCTAAGAATTCAGCGGGACTTACTCTTACTGGCATATTTATTTTACCCCAAGTATATTTACCATAAAATGCTGTTGTTCCAAACCCAACTATATTACTTGGAGGATTGTTTAATAGTTTAACAACAACAGTTGTTACAGTAGTTGCAATTCCAACAGTTGAAGCTAAACCACTAATACCAGGTGGTATAACTGCTTGTTTTGTGTACCAATGTGTACACTCAAAAGTCATATTAACAAACTGAGTAGAAATTCCTAGAATAGACCCATCACTTCTTAAAGATGTTTGTGGTGCTGTTCCAAAACCAGAATCAACGACGTTGAATAGATATCCAGTAGTAATTCCAGTCTTTGATATATTTAAACTCTTTCTAATTCTAGAATCTAGAGGAATGAATAAATCAAGTTCTAATCCTAAACATGTAGTAACTCCTGAGCATGATGTTGTTCCAACTCCAACAATAATTCCATAATCACCCTCATAATCAACTCTAATTACTTCTTCAACTGATCTTTTTGGTGGTGCAATTAAAACTGGGGGTGGTAAAATTGAAGATACGCTAAATTTCATTGGTGATCTTAATGCCCACTTTCTAGAAGTAGTTGCCAATCCAACATTGTCAAACGTATCAACATATAAAATATCTCCTACAGCATAATTTGCACCACCATTAGTAATTGATATTGAGGCAATATTAAAGTTTAATACGCTAATCTGGATATCTGCAGTTGCTCCTCTACCAATACCACTTTGAGACTTTAATTTTGCATTATAGAAAGTGTTTTGTCCAACTTGCAATGGTGGGAATCCACTACCTTGCTGTGATATTGACAATGAACCTAAAGGACCATAATAATAATTCGTTCCACCTGTTCCTACAGTTATTGAAGTTATTGACCCCCCAGCACCAATAGTTGCAGATGCAGTTGCCTGGGTTCCAAACCCATATGGTCTCTGTACTGTTATCTCTGGAGCAATAGTATATCCATATCCAGGATTTGTTATTGTAATATTACTAATTGAACCACCAGCGCCGATTGTTGCAGTTGCAGTTGCAGTATCAAGATTTTCTTGATTAATTATTTCTATAATTGATCTTTCTTGAAGAGGAATACCCTCAAAAGAATCATCAAATAGTGGTCTAATATTATAGACAAAGACATATGTTGATCCAATTCCAACAGATTCAATTATATTTGTACTTGGATTAATTATTGGTTCATAATAAATGCGGTCTTTACCAACAAATTCATTGTCAATAATCTTATCAACAGTTTGTTTAAACCAGCTGATTGGTCTAGAGAATAATTCATTAAGAGTTACACCTTGACCACCATAGTTATTGGTAATAATTTTATCTGCTGATACTACATCCATTACCAATCTTTGTTCCTCTGTAAAGGTATCATCAGTATCACTGTACAATTGAACATCATCACCAACTTTAACACTTGGCAACACATCAACTGTTTTAACGTCAATTGATTGAGTTCCAGTGTACATTAAAACTTTAGCTTTATCGCCAATAGTACTAAACCCAGCGACTGCACCCTTAGGTGCTTCAGTAAATCTTAAAGTACTTCCTCCATTAAATTGGTATCCTTCTCCTGGTGTTTGTAAGGTATCGTTTATAAAAACAAGTAAATTGGATTGTAAATTAATTCCAGAATTTGCTTTAGCAAAGAAAGATATACTTTCACCATTTATAGTTAATGGGAATAATCTTCTTCTTCCATTAAAATAAACTGAAATATCATCAAGAACAATAAACTCACCAACATTCCATCCAGAGAATTTACTTTGATATGTTCTATCAATTGTAAGTTCAAAGTTTTTAAACGTCGAAATTCCTGTAGTTGGAATTCCAGTTGTTCCTCCAATAGCAACTGTTAATATCTCTCCAGAACCATACCCATATCCAAAGTTATTGATCTCAAAATTTAAAATTGTACTATCTTGACTTGGGACCAAATCAACTGTTGCTCCTGTTCCAAATCCAACAACACCTTGTTTGTAAATTAATGGTATATTGTAATAGTTTAAAGGATTGTCAAATATTACATCTAAGGGTTTTGTAACACTTCCACACTTTTTATAAAAATGAGTGTATGGGGATGTTCCTGAATTAATAATAAATGTATAATCATCAACAATTTTAACCACACCTGTTCCGTTTGCTGCAGGATCTTGACCAGTTGGAGAATTATTAATTTGTCTAGGAGCAATAATAATCTCTTCAACCGTTCCTCCAGAAACATATGTTAGTGGAGTAGATCCAACTCCAACATTAAGTTCAAATTGACTTATATTATTAATTCTTGTTACTTGAGTTCCACAATAATCTGTAGTGTTTATATTTGGGTGTGTAACTATTCCAAGAGAACCTGTAAATCCTAGTCCTGTTAAAATTATATCAGTTCCAACTTTTAACTTGTGTCCAAGAGTTAAAGTTCCACCACTCACATATGAATGTGGAATTGTAGATATTCCAGAATTAAAAGTAAATGTATAATAATCTGGTGCTGAAAGAACTTTAAAGGTATTTCCCAATGGAGATACTGTTAGGTCTCCAGGGAATATATCAGTGTTAATACCAACTTGAACTACACCACCAGAAACATAGGTGTGTGGTATGGTAGATGCCCCAACATTAACAGTAAATGAAGTTGTTGTTCCTACTGTATTGACTGTGAAGAAATAACCTTGAGTTCCATCTGGGAATATTGTTGTGGTTACTCCTGAAGGACCTGTGCAGGAAAATTCCAATTCTCTCATTTTAAAATTATCACCTGGATTTAATCCATGATTTCCAACAATGAACACTGTAGATAAACCAGTTGTATTATCATAAATGAAATCATAAACTGCAAAGGTTTGTCCATAACCAACACAAGTCAATGCTAATCCAGCAAGACTAAAGCTTCTACCAATTGCTGTTTGAGTTATTAAATTATGAGGCTGTGACGTGACAACGGTAGATAAACCAGTTGTATTGTCATATGTAAAGTTAACAACATTTAAAGTTGTTAATCCAACAGTAGTAACTGTCATTATTCCAGTTAGATTATCATATATTGCTGTGCTAACCCCAATTGGTGGGTAATAATCACAGGTAAACGCTGCTCCAACTATAGATATTTCTTCACCTAATTGCAATCCATGTGGAGTTGAAGTTGTTACTGTAGTAACTCCAGTAATGGAACTATAACCAATATTGGTAACCTGTCTTGGGACATAAAATACTTTTGAATTAGTTATTGCAACGCCAACAATATGTCCATCTAAAACCGACGCAATACCAATATAAGTTATATTCGCAGAACCATAACTAGCAGTTTGAATACCAACTTTTACCGTTTGTAAACCAGATCTATATCCAGAACCAGAATTACCTATGGAAATTTGGGTTATTGTTCCTGCTGATGAAACTAATGCTGTTCCTCCAGCAGCAACTAATGGTTGATAACCAAATCCTTCTGTAGATCCAACACTAACTATAATTCCTCCTCTAGGAGTATTATTTACATTAATATCATTAGTTATGGATGGATTTGCAATTGGTCCACCAAAACCTACTTGCAACTGTCCACCACCACTGATTAGTTTATAATCACCAGGAATATTTGTTAAAACATTACCCAGTCTTTGTGGTCCTTGGAAAATATCATTTATTAAAATAATTGTGTTATCTGATGTAATATTATCAATGTCATTACCTTGATATTTTAAAGTAAATGTTGTTGTAATTCCATTGAATTGACTTGAAATATCATCAAAAACATAATTATTATCATATGCTTTTATAAAACTAGTTGTAAACGCTTGAGTTAGTGCCGATCTTAAAAATACTCTACCACTAAATCTGGAACTAGTTGTTAAACCAGTATAATCAACATCATTTGCTGAAGTTGCAGTTGTACCAAACCCAACAGGGATATTTCCCCACATAGGTTCAGAAAAATGAAGTTTATTCTGTGCTACATTATAATTACCAACAAATTTTGTGACTACTGTGTTGGTTGTATGGGTGGTTTCTGTGGTCCCCATCCATGCTCTTTTAACATTTAATACATTAGTAACTGAATTAACAGCAGAAACTAACATGATTTCATTATCAATCTGAATTAAATCTCCACTAAAGATAGAGGTTACACCAACAACATTAATATTAGTTGTTCCAATTCCAACACTAGAAGTAGTTGCTATTGTGTATGCTGTTCCTACAAGTGGAGATTGAATTGTTCCATTGATAGTAACCAACATCCTATTATTTGGTGATATTGATCTAAAAGTATGAGTACTTCCTATTCCAACACCAGTAATTCCAACTCCAATTGGGTTAAAGAGTAGTGCATCCGTTGCCGAAACAGCAACTCTTATTTTTTGATTATCTTGTTTAATTACAATAAATTTTGAAGGAAGAAAACTTGTAGTTCCAATTCCAGGTCCAAAATTAGTTGGTGTAATTTTGATAGCTTTTGTAAAATCATTATCTGGTGGAATGTATTCAATCTCTTCTCCACTAACAAAATAATGATTTGTCAAATTCAGTGTGCCGTCTGTAAAGGAAATCAAATTAGGATCGCTACCATTTAAAGTAACTTCAAAAATTGGATAGTTTCCAGACTTTAATTCAAATCCTCTTTGAACTCCATTAAACTGATCACTAAAATCATCTACAGTCAGAACTCGATTTCCTATAAATTCTTGGTATTGTGCCAAAAATGGAAGATTGAATAAAATTTCATTTGATACTAAAGTATCGTTTACTTGGATACTCTTTTCTCTAGCAATATCAAAGTCTTTAATGGAATTTAAATCAACAATTTCAGTTAAGTCTGAAATTGCCACTAAAGCATTTAAATTTTGAGCAGTTGAAATTCCACCTACTGTTGGATCGTATGAGTCAATGATCAACTCACTAAACTTTTTAAATCCTGCAGTATGAGTTAAATTACTTACCAAAGGATTCCAAACTTGATATTCTATTGGAGATCTAACAGAGTATGAAAAATATTGATAATAATCATTATCATGCAATCTCTGGAATGATTGATTTAGTTTTCCTGTTTCTCTTAACCAACCTTTTTTGGTTATACTATTTGAATCTATCAAATATTTTGCTCTAATTCCATCTACAGAAGATATTAATCCTTTGTTTTGTGAAGAAGAACCGATTATAAGATCATCAACTTTAAATATTTTTTTAGATCTAATTTTTAGATATTCATTTCTCCTATCGTAAGATTGAACTATACCAAAATTTCCATCCTGTGCTACTATTATTTCACCATCCCTAAAACTATCTTTTTCTAGATCAATATCAAAAATTGGAAAATATGATTCTGGAGTTGCTGTACCAAAAGATTCAAATCCATCGAAAAGTCCAGGATCTTCTCCTGGTGATAAAAATCCAGTTAAATTAAATGTTAAAGTTGGATTATCTCCACCAATATCTGGATCTGCTGCTGTAATTCTAAATAACCTATAATCATACGCTGCAGAGTTATATCCCCTACCACCAAAATTAATGTCAACGTTTGTGTTTTCAACAATAATTTTTTCACCAACGATGAATGGATAATCTTGAGATGATGCGAATGTAACTGCAAATGATACTGTTACATTTAAAGTTCCAGGATCAAATACAATATTATCAATTCTTACACCATTTGGGTTATTAATTGGAATAATTTTTGGTGTAACATTATATAAACCAGTAGTATTACGTACAACTCTAACTTCAGTATCCCCAATATCATATTCAAGAGAAACTTCTGTATTTACTCTCCCAGTAAATCCATCAACAACTGCAAGTTGTGGGGCAACAAAATAATTTATACCAGGATTAACTATTTGTATACGTTTAAATTTTGATAGAGGTTCAATTTTGTATGTGTATGGAAAATTAGCTAAAGGTCTTAAAGTTTTATCTGATGGATAATCAAATCCAATGTCAGTGAGAACTACGCTATTAACTTTTCCAATTGTTTTACTTCTAGGTAAGAATAAAGCTGCTGTACCTAAACCACTAACAACTTGAGCCACGTTTGGTAAACGGATGTAATTTCTACCACCAGAATCAATATTTATTTTTGCTACTGGTCCTATAGCACTGGAAGATTTTGTAGTATAGTTAATTTTTGCTTCTGTTTTATTGTAATTAATTCTTTCTGGCGTTTGTTCTAATGCATATGTGAATGAATTTGTTGTAATACCAGATACTGGAGTAATCTCGTTAAATTTACTGTTAATTAGTGATAACTTATTTCCATTTTTAATATTAAATTTATCACTAATAATCTCTAATTTTGATGCAGTTGCTCCAGAATAATCAATAGGAGTTAAATTGTAATATAGTGATGATGGGACAAAATCATCTATGACTAATTCTAATTTAGCACCTGGTTCACCAATTACTCCACTTTTTCTAATATTAAATGCTCCTTTATTGCTATCTGTAGTATAGAATTCTTTTTGGAATAAAGCATCAAAATAAAAATTGAATTCAAATGCTGGGACTGAATTTGATGCTAAAGTTGGATCTGATAAATCAAATACTAGTGTTGAATTTTTTACCCCAAATAATTCTGGATTGACTGGTGCTATAGTTCCTGCTGCTTGAGTTCCTATTTCGACAATTTCAATAGCATCATTAGATGAAATAATATCATAGTAATAATTTGATAATAAAATAGTATTATCGTCAGAAACAACAATATAGTACAATTTAGAATTAACCAATCCTGCAGATGGAGTTGCTGAATTATAAATTACCTTTTGCCCATTTATTAAACCATGATTTGGTATTGTTATAGTATTTCTGGATAAATTGATATCAGTGTCTATAAATGATCTTGGGTTAATTAACATTCTTCTGTTAATGTCATCATATGTCACATAAAAATTAGTAGAAACTCCAGAAATTACTTTCAAATCAACAATATCACCATTTGTTAATCCATGCTCTCTTTCAGTTATAACTGTTGCAGTCTTTTTATAAACATCTCCACGAATAGTTAAAGGTAGATCTGTTTTAATACTGTGTACTTCACCTGTTCCATAATTAGCAATTTTAAAAATCTCTAAAACATCTGAACCTATTCCAACAAATCCACCAGTGCTTCCAATTCCGATTCTCTGAGTTGATACCCCGATAAAGTCAGAATCATATGAGGCAATATACAAAGTTTGTGAATTTAAAAGTGGTGTTGTTGTTGTTCCATAAGATACACTAACTCCTGTATATCCATGTCCAACGTTATATTTTACTTTATCTCCAGTTTTAAATCCATGATTTGGTAAATAAAATGTATTTGGAATTGTTTTAATTCCTTTTTTCTGGGTAACTCCTGGGTTACTAAAAAACAATAATCCAGATTTTTGAGATGCTCTTGATAATGGACTACCCGAAGTTGAATAATATGAACTAGTTAAAGACCCAAGTTCAACTTGAGCACCCCAAACATAAAACGTAGGAGATGAATTTAGAGTAAGACCTTGAGGACCATATGTTCCTATTCTTATTCTATGGAGTCCAGCACCAGTCAATACAGTAAGACTATATCTTCTCCAATTTGTTGTTAAAGTTACTAATTGAGAATAATATGAACCACCATCGTCCAAAATAAAATAGACTTGTTCTCCACCAGTATGACCTCTTAAAAATACTGAAAATGTATTATTACCAGAGGACAAAGATACTGATTCATATTTTATTCCAAATGCATCACTTGAACCTGTAGTAGAAGCAAATGCCACTTTTGCAGCATTATTTGAACCATCTGGAGAATTATCACTAAAATATTCTACAGATCCAGTTCCTACTCCCACAGAATAATAATCCCAAGCTGTTGGAACAAGTGACGGAGGTATTGGGTTTGAATACAGGATTAAATTTTCTGAAGGGATTATTGCACTTTCTCTAGGATCAAAATAATATTCTGAGTTAAGTTTATATTCTGTAGAAGTGCTGAATCCACTATTGAAAGTAATTTTTCTACTTAATTCAATTAAACTATCACCTGCAGTGTGTGCAATAGAAGTACTTCCACCAAAAGATCTATATACTTTTATTCTAGAATCTTGAGGATATACATTAATAATCTTAACTCTTTCTGGTCCAATTTTGTAAACATCATTTACTGATGCTACGGGAAAATTTAAATTACCAGAAACATTTAAATAAGTTACAATTCCAGTTTGTGAAGCATTTGGAGTATTATTTGATAGTGTTAGTGTATTTGTTGAGATACCTACTACATAAGAAGATGCAAAATTTGTTGAAAGAATATTTAAATTCTGTACAGATACAATATCTCCATTGATTAAAGAGTGAGATGTACTTGCAAATCCAACAAATTTACCAAGAGATCCAAATGGAGTAAACTCAACATCAACTAATTTACTGAAAGAATATGATATTGAACTTACATCCCTACCTTTAATTTCTGATATTCTAGCATAAGCACCAGAACCACCTGTGCCTTGACTATTGAAGAATATATTATCCTGTATTGAATAATTATCACCAGGGGAAATAATTTGTAACTCTGTTAATTCTCCAGAACTGACACTACTAACCTCAGTGAATCCCCTACTAAAAGTATCTGGTTGAATAAATCCCTGATATCTTGTTTTATTTAATAGTAACCCTAATGGTGTTGTATATCTAATCCATCCAGTATTATTTAAATCTACAAAAGACAAGTTTGAATATTGATCAAAATTATAATCAATTATTTTTGATTTAAAAGTGTCCCCAATAATGTATGGGAAAACAGGTTTTAAAAATCCGTTAAATGGTCCAGAAGCATTTTTTATGGAATTTACAGTAGCAAAATATGCATAAACACCATTTGGAAATTCTGGAGTTTTACAATATCTTCCATTGTGTATATCTAAATCTCCATTGTTAGTGAATTCATAATCTTGTATAAAATATCCTGGTGGGAAAGATGATGTTGATGGTCTATATGCTTGTAAGTTTAATTCATACCCACTATTTAATCTTACAACAGCACCTCCCTCTTTATCCGCATATCCGTATGGTCCATAAATTGGATTTCCATCATATGCCCACCCTATGATAGGTGAATGATATTTAACTGGATTGTTATCATTCTCAATATCCTCCCGATAAACAGTATTACCAACAAGATCTAAAGAAGTTGCTAGTAATTTTTTACGCAGTTCTCTAGCAGCATATGCGTGAGTAAACTGTAAACCTCTTTCTGATGCAAGGGGTGTAGTGATTATTCCATCATCTGAATTTACTTGATCTGATTGGAAAATTCTTTCAACAACATTAATATTCCAAGATTTAATTTTAGCTTCAAATCTAGCATTGCTTCCTGTTGGAACTACTTTTACAGTAGTATCTACTTGAGAATAATTAAATCCACTTTCAATAATTTTTACGTCTACAATTGCTCCATTAACAATTATTGGAACCAATATTGCACCAGAACCAGAACCTAAAACTTCTAGTAATGGTGGTGAATTATAATTTGAACCAGGATTATTTACAATAGCACCAATAATTTTACCTTGAGAAGATACAATAACACTTATTTGTGCATTTTCTCCATTTAATAAACTTATGTCAGGTTGTCTATTGTAATTTACAACGTTTGGATCTCCATAATTATCACCTTTATTTTTTAATGATACTGATTGTATTGAACCAGTAAATATTGGTCTAACCTTAGCATTGAAGTCTTGACCAGCAAAAGTTGTGACTCCAATTGGGGATTCAATTTTTAAAGTAATTGATTGATACTTTATACTATGCTGCCCCAATCCACCATCATTAAAATCAATAAATCTTCTATTAACATAATTATAGTCACTAGATATAGTACTACCAACACCAACAGGTTCAACACTAGCAACTCTGAAAGTATTTTTATCAACTACTTTTACATAATATTCAGAATTTGTATTTAATCCAACAGGTAATACACCATCAGAGTTAAAAAGAATAATTTCTTTGTCAGTATATCCGTGATTTATTATTTTAATTGTATTATTAAAAGTACTGATAGAATCTTTATCAAAAAATAAAGTCTTATTTGTATAATTTCTACCAGGGGTAATTACTTCTATTGATGAAATTACTTTCTTCTTATCCGAAGAAGTTAATTTCTGTAATCCTTCGCCATATGAACCAAGAATAACAGTATTTATTCCAGTAATGGCATCATCTAAAGTATTATGTAATTTAATTTTAGTTGGTGTAATTATTTTAACAAAATAAATGGCATCATCAACTAAATTACTAATCTTAGGTTGATTCTGTGAATTATAAATTACTCTTTCAAAATCTCTAAATTTATGATAAGTAGTGAAACCTATACTATTTTCAGATAAATTTACCTGGTCATATAAACTTCCAGCATTAAATGATACCGAATGAATTATTTTAGATAAGTTTGCCTTTGCTTCGGCACCAGTACCGTTTCCGCCAGAAATTGTAATTTTTGGTTCGTCTGTATAATCAAATCCTTTATCTAAAATATTAATTCTAGATAAAGTTCCTACAACATTACAAATTCCCTCAGCACCAGATCCAAAAATAGTATTTCCAACACCAACATTATCCGATATAACCATCACAGGAGGGTTGATAACGTCGTAATTAGCATCTCCCACGGAAGAAACTACTATTTCTTCAATTGGACCAGAATAAATGGTATCAGAAGATTTATAATTTAATGCTTCAACACCATTTAAAAACAATCCAACAGTTCCTGGTTTTGTAATTCTATTTTCAATGATATCATCATCAACACTAGGAGAGAATTTTCTAATTATGTCTTGAGACTGTAATCTCCTATTATAATACTTCAATAATGATATTTTATTATTAAGTACAGTACCAAAAACGTAAACGAACTGACCACTTCTAATATTAGCTCTACTGGTAGCTAATCTTATTGTGCTGGAGTTTACTTTATAAACAAAATAAGGTCCCTCTGCAATATTTAACCCAACATTATTATTTCTAGAATAATATACTGCCTCGCCACTAATAAAAGAGTTAGAACCAATATTAATATCAAATCCATCATACTGTCCAGTAAAAGTTACAGACAAATCTTCAACAATTATTGGAGTATTATAATAATTTGGCAGAGAAGAACTTACAACGTAAGTGTCATCATCGTCTGTATATACATTTTGAATATCTGCTGATATAATATTAATTTCTGGTTGATTATTACTCTTAGTTTTTGATATACCCTTTCTAATAGAATATCTTACATCAGATGTATTAATTCTAGTAGTTAAGTTTACGTCAAATTCGTACTTATTTGATACCGCGATTACAAAAATATCATATTGATTACCATCACTACCTTTTATGGTTCCAATATCACCCAAAGTGAAGATATTGGGGTCATATGTTTTTATTCTATATTGTGCTGCTCCATTTAATTTTAATGCAACCTGAGTAATTTGTTCAATTTCATACTCTGGTGATACATTATTAATCCAACTGCTTCTTATTTGCTCCTCACTATCTGCACCTAAAGAAACAATTTCAACCTGGTCTTCTAATTCATAATAATATGAAGATTCTCTATCTAATTCCAAATCTCCAAGAACACCTGTAATCTTAACTCTAATTTGGTCTCCAGATTCTGAAATTGCATACGCATAATCTGGAGTTGTTATATCTTGATTTAAATTTATTGCAATAGGAGAAGACAATCCAAAAAATTGTGTGCAACTTTTACCACTATATGTAAATTTATATTCTACATTATTATCAAATACTACAAGTGTTCCTGAGTTTGTAAAGCTCAGTGTTGAATCAACATCAAGATAAGTCTGTCCAAGACCTACTGGATTGGTAATTTTTGTTTTTGGGTGTACTGTAAAATTAAATGTTTCTAACTCTGGATTATAGTCCAAACTTAATCTAAAGTACTCTTCACCGTCTTTAAAAAGTTGCTCTACATTAGTAATAGATCCAGCTGCTTTTGGAATGGTTTGAGTCTCATCTTGATATAATGTTTTATTAACTAACTCTTGAGGATTTCCAGATAATCTTTTAATAACAAGATCTCTAGTAATTCTATAATCAGCATCAGATGGTTGAATTAAGAAATCTCTAGGTTTAATGATTTGTACGGGTGAACCCCAAATGGATTTAAATAAAATATCAAAAGAACTATTTGCTCCTTTTGAAGCGTAAAAATCTTTTAAGTTTGATACTAATATTTTTTCATTTAGTTCTTTATAAAATTCAATATCTTCAAATCCTGGAGCGTATTGATATTTAAATTTTTTATAAAGTTCTGCTAAAAATAAGGAATGTAAATTATATACAATTGTATTACCTGTATGTGCGTCTATAATACTTGTACTAAAAGTCAGAGTTTCACTTTCTGGACTTGTATAGGTGGTAATTCCACTAAACCCTCTTTTACAATTTAAAAAAGTGGTTTGGTTTTTGGATTCATATAGAATTATTTCATTATCAATTTGTAAAAGACCATTATATAATGGGAATCCATCAGTGCTACTCACACTAATATCAACCGCACCGTAATCAACATTTGCGGTTAATTCAGTATAATAAGTTAATTCTGTTATATTATCTAATTTGGTATATTCATCAATATTATTTAAAATATCTACAGGACCACCAGGAAACTCTAAAGAATCATAGTAATCTTTTAAAAACTCTACAAATTCTGGATACCCATCCCTAACAAAACTGGGAAGTTGGTCAGAAACTAAATTTTTAATATTAACTCTGTTCTTCATGTTCTTACAGTCTTATGAACTCGCCGTTTAAGTAGCTAGATGATACTATGTATTGTGATCCTGATATATCAATTCCAGAAGAGATTACATCATTAATCATATTTACCATAGATTTAGAATTGTCTAATTGTAAGTATAAATCTTGTTTACCAATAACATCATTAGATTTTGGTATAGCAGAAAATTCAACTATATTATCACCAAAAGATTTTTTACTAGTTGCTATAATATTCAAAGCATTTATTTTAATCTCACCTTTTTTATAATCTATAGTTCCAACTTTTCTTCTAACAATAACTGGTTGATTTGAAGCATCCAATTTAAATAAAAATACTGCTCCAAATCCTTCAGCATGTGGAATGTCTGAAAGATAAACTGTACCAGTAATTCCATCAACAGAAAATCCACTTGTTTTAAAATTATACCCACTTGGATTTTTGATATGGAATTCATTACCAAAGCAGATTTCATATTCGGTAAATTGACCTAATATAATTTTCAAGTCTCTCCTTATTTGTAAGGTTGTAATATTTGATGTAATTGCTATAGAAGAATCATCAATTAATTTTAGGAATTTGCTATACTTGAATCTAGATCCATATCTATTTAACTCATCAGATTTAGCGAATTTTTCTAATGTTTGTTGGACTTGAGTTTTTAAAAAATCTGCATTACCTTGATTACTATTGTAGTAAACTTTTGTTTGATATTCAATATACAAATACTTTAAATCTATAAATTCTGGAATTATTCCCGCAACTGCATACTTTCTAAGAGTTGTTTTTAAGTTATCTTTAATAGCATTTGGCAAATATGAACCGTTTTTTGGTTTAACTGTAATATATACTTTGCCAAATTTTGGGGGGTCCAATTCTTCTCCACCATAAACAGATACAGATTCTGTTTCTGGATAAATTAATGGTATTAGTGATTCATAATCTGATGCAGTAACTGCTCTATTTTGTGAAGAGTATACTCTTGGAGCTAATTTTTTAATCGATGCGATGGATTCGATATCTGACCCATATCCTGCCGCTTCTACGGTTGTTAATAGGGGTTCATCAACGGTAACTGGACTGCCGTTGTTATCTACTAGTCTTCCAGCAAAACTAAAAGCATTTATACCGTTTGCAATTGTTCCATTAGTTGTAACGTAACTTACCAAAATAAAGTTATCGTTTTCTAATTTGCTGCCAAATGTATTATCTCCAAAAATTAATTCATATCTCTGGTCTTCAATTTCATTTAAGAAAAATACATCATCTGTTGATTTGACTGCAGTTAAATTATCGGCAAATTTATAAACTCTAGAAATATTACTATTTTTACTTTCTCTAACAGTAACTCTTATCAAACTGGTATCAATATTTTCATTGTTTAAAATAAATCTTTGATTTTTATTTAAACTATTTACGGTAAAGTTGTCTTCAATATAAGAACCTTCATAAATTACAATATTATCAAAAGTAGCGATTCCATTTGATACAGGAACTGTTACATCGTCAGGAATTGAATAGATATAATTTAAATTTGAGAATGATGCATTAGATGTTGCAACTATTCCTTTACGTAAAGTAATTGAAATTGGATTTGTGGCAAATCCAGAAAGATTTACAAAGAATGATATCTTTGCTCTAGAAGATCTTACTGATCTTGGTAGATACCCTAAATTTCTAGCAAGAGAAACTACATTTTCTCTTAGAGTTGCTCCATCTAAGAATACCTCATTAGTTAACATATTTGCATTATATGAACTAATGTAAGTATTATATGCTAGGGTATCAATTAAAATACTAAAATTTGATCCTTCAAAATCATAATCTGTAAATCTACCATCAGCTCTCAAGAAACTTTTGATAGATTCCCTTATATCATTAAAATCTAGTGATGATACGTTAACTAATGACATTTATCTGGTTGGCAGTAATACAAATTCTAGTTGTTGTGGTAGGGCATCTATTCCAACTATTAAATATATCACTTTAACATCCATTGCTCCTTCATCATAATTTGGAGTTACAGTAACTTCAACTAATTCAACCCTAGGTTCATTATTCCTTATAACACTTTCTATTTCGCTTTTTAATAATTCTGCGGTAGAAAAATCAATATTTTCAAATAATAATGCATTTGTGAGAGTTCCAATAGTAGGTTCAAAAAATTTCTCCCCTCTAGAGGTCAATACCAAATTCTGGACCGAACGTGCTATGGCAGATTCATTCTTTAAAATAGATAAGTCTCTCGTCAGAGGATTTGCCCTTAACGAGAGACTAATATCCTTAAATCCAACACTAATACGCTCTAGCGGCATTATTTCGAGTATTATTATGATTTATTTATAGTGGTTTTTTACCACTTATGTCCCCAACTTGGTTCAGTGCCGTAGGACCAATCATCATAATCTTCATCATTACGAATTTTTTCATGAAGTTCATTTTGAACTTCAAAATCATGCTTTTTTGGGGTTTTATCATCGTTTGCGATCTCTCGCAACATCTTTTTTTCTTTAATTACTTCTGTTGAATTGTAATCTGAGATTAAACTAGTTGTTCCCCACATATTATACATGTAGTTTACATCACGATCTGCTGGTTTACCCATTTTGCTCTCCTGATTTGTTAAATCAGAACTTTTTACGGGGTTGCTATCCCGTCAATCAATATAAAAACCAGTTCTTAAGTAATCTTCATCCTTAATATAGTTATAATTTTTGTCAATTGGTGCATTTTCATCCTTCCAAACTGGTATTGCAACAGTGTTACCATACCTAAAATCTGGGTTTTGTCTAAAATGAACCTCTATTAGACGATTTCCAATAAATTCACAATTAATATACTCATAACTACCGACCAAATCATTTAAAATTTCAGGAAAAGTAACCTCTTGGTCCATTCTTTCCCATTTTTCCCATTTATAGAGAGGACTGAATGGTTCTCGTGTACCTAAAACCACCAATTCAGACTTCTTATCCCTAAAATCTACACTTAAGTGTGGTCCATGGAATATTTCACACCAAAACTCTCCTGGATGGTATTGGTCGGTGTACTTGTAAATCCATTCTTTGCGAGCATACCGACCCATTCCAAGCATATTCATCATTGGGCGAACAATATAAAAGTCGGGTTTAGGAACTGAAGACCCAATTGGTCCACAAGTATATCCTAAAACCCGACTTAAAAATAATTTATTGTAAACCCACAAATCAGAAGTATGAATATTCTCCCACTCTTCCTGTGAATCTAAAAAATACATGAATTATAGTTAATTCTTATAGTATTTAACCTTGTCCTCTATACCTCTTACGTGCTCCGTTACGAGACGTTGCGGCGTACTTTGTATGTTTACCCATACCTTGCCGAGTTTTTTTGGGTTTTGATTCAATAACAACTTTACTAGTCAGTGAAGGTCTTTTTGCCATAGTTAATTTTCAAATAATGGTTCAAGTGAAATCAAATTGGGGTCGATATCTTCCCCCGAGAAAAAGCGTTCAGAGAACTCTTGAAGAATCTCAGTACAGTCTTCAAGAGTCATACTCTGATATAACGCTCTACCATTATAACACACGTTATAAAGTTTCTCAGAGGTACTCATATCAGATTACGCGAGTCTTCTCATGTCCAACGCGAATCCGTGGGTCACACCACGTTTCAATGCCTGCCTCTTTTGCATCTAGACAGAACGATACGTCCTCTCCACACATATCTTGAACTGCACCAGATTCAAAGACTTGCATCTTAGGAGCAAACCAAGGATATTCAAGACGTTCAAAGACACCATGACGAATCATAACCCATCCAAAACCTGTGTAATCCACGGTGAATGGTTTGCGTCTCTTTGCCATAGATTCAGTGGTTTCATGATTCATAACACCACCGTTCTTACGGAAGTCATCCTCTTCCAACCAGTGAGCAACTGAAGTAGTTACCCCATCCTCAGTGGCATACCAACCAGCAACGATTTCTTTTTCTTGCTGTGGGATACCTTCTTTGTCTGGTCCAGGTACTGCGAGATCGCACAGTTGCCAGAATTTTTCTGTATTAAACACAATGTCATTATCAATCCAAAGTTGATAATCGTATTGTAGCTTACCGTCCCAAGGAATTTGCTTAGGTCCACGAAGAACGTTTGCACCAAGACACTTGCAACGTGCAAAGTTAACCATGGAAGAATAATCTTGAGAGATCTGAATACTCATACCATTTTGTACAAGGTCAAAACACAGTTGTACAAATGATTTCAGAAATTGATAGGAGCAACCACGTCCTGGGAGACAAAAGACGATGCTCTTGCCCCTCATTCTCTCCCTAATTGCATCATAGTCCCACTGCTCTTGTGGTTGAGTCGGAGCTGTGGCTTTTACGGTGAATCCTTTTGCCATGTTAATTAAGTTTCTTCAGGTCAATTCTAACGTTTAGTTTTTAGTTTGTCAATAGGAAGACTCTACCATGAGTTGTCGATTTACTTCGACTTCCTCATAATCAAACTCTTTGTCTTTGAGTTCTTCCCACTTCTCTATGAATTCGTCTTCAGAGAGAACTGCGTCAACACAATGATTATCTTTGTCATAGATGTGATAAACTTTGTCCATATTAAATCCTCTTGACATTTTTATGTATAATGGTATTATAGCATACCCTTTAGGGTTTATACGACCTTCTGAGGGAAATTTTTTTCCCAAAAATTTTTCATATGAAAGTGAAATCACTCACTCGAATTGTCACCTCTGTAGGTTAGGGTAGTGATCGATTTTATATACGGGGGGGGCGCAGGGGGCCGCATTAGTATAACTTATGAATCGATTTAACTGCCATAACGGATACTGATGAATGAAAGTGTCCGCACGAATATAAAAAACCCCCTCACGAATGAGGGGGCAAAGTGTTAATCAGGGCAGGCAACCTTTGGAGTCAAGTATACCAATGTGTAGAACATTGTTATACAAACCAGCATAAAGTCTGCCGATTGATAACCCGAACTGCTCATCATCTTTCCATGCCTTTGTATCAACGCCAAAGTAGAAGATGGCGGCGAATTGTTGAGGAGTAGAGAAGCGCATTGTGGTGATGATAGTGTTAACGAAGGGGGGGCATTTCTGCCCCCGTTAAGTTTACTCCTCAGGACCGAAAGCACACTCTAGAGAGTACATTTCCAGTTCCTGATCATCATCATAGAATGATGCCCAATCATCCTCAGTGGGGATATAAACATCCTCAATCTGAGGGTCACAAACGAAAGAATCGAAGTTCATTTTCAGGTGTGGGGTTGTGCGGGTGTGTCCCGCTTGAATGTATCTTAAGGGGTGGGGGCACCCTATGGGCACCCCCTGTCACATTTCGTTAGATTCCAGAGAGGGCAGCAATCAGGCGGTCACGCTTGCGGATTTGCTCAAAGTTCACAAACCACAGATCCCGCTTTCCGTTATCGGAACGGGTGGCACCTAGAACGCCATCCTTTTCGAGGTCAACCATAAGGGCGTGAATGGTGCCCTTATGGCGACGGGGGTCAAGACCCATAGAGCGCACAAGGTCGCTGCAGGTCTGGGGTCCGTCGTTGATCAGGCGGGTACGGATTGCGGCGCGGATGATGGAAGCGAACATGGTCGGTTTGGGGTTGGGCGAGGTCCGTTTGCCTCGCTTGACAGTATCCTAGACGGTCGGGCGGTCAGGTCGTGACCAGAACGGGCGAATCGTTACAATCGGAAATAATGTTAACTTGCTCAAAAAATTGCATCCATTCCTCATCACTTAAGACGGTGCAGTTCTTTTCAACAAGTTCAGCGATTCTTTCGGCGGGAAGTTTAAACCGAAGGCGGGAGGGATAGTGTGTCATTCTTGAATGATGTTAGCGACGGTGTGCAATGTTGCAGCGGTGGTGTTTCTAACTGGTGATGAGAATAGAAACGCAACCGCAAAAATCAGAAAGAATGTTCTCATTTTTGACCCTCACTGAAAGTAACAACCTCAGCAGGAGAACCACAGGAACGATAGAAATCTACCATACGCTTTGCCTCATCAATTGTGGGGAAAGTTTGCTCCCGCCATTCACAAGAATTGTAGGGAGTTTGGTAGCGAATGGTGATACCGAGTGCCATGATCTTGTGGGTTTGAAGGTGAAGAATTGGGGGGGAATTTCACCCCCCGTTGTTGTTAACCTCAGGCAGTTACAACTGCCACAGTGTAACTAGGACCGCCAAGATTGAAGGTGCCAATCTTAACAGGAACTCCACCGAGTTCAGCACTCCAATCAAACGCGGCATCGTATGCCTGATCTTGAGTGTAGAACCATTCCTGATCAGCAGGAACGAAATCGGTGTGGTCGGGGAGAATGTAGAACCGCATGGGGGTGTCCCGTGTTGACCTTGGTATCCTACAGCATGGGAGGGGGGCACCCGTGCCCCCCGTTAACAAAGGTTCACACTAGACCTTTGTGTATCCTACGATACGCGACCCATGTAATCGCCTGAACTTGTGCCGCTGAATGATACTTTTCGGTGACGCTTGAGATTAACTTAGCAGCGTCACGGTAAGCATCTTGAATCAGCAGGAAAGTTTTGTCTGACATAGAAGGAACTTCTTTCAGGTTAGAAACACTTCCGTTCCAAATGTTGTAGGCGTGACCATCAATGCAGGGAGTGTCAGAATTGCCATCCTTTGCAATACAATTGTAGAAGGCAATTGTTTTGTTTCCGCGTAGAACTTTCTCGATATACTGATCAGAATCGAGTTGCAGTTCAATGATAGTCCGCGCCTTATCTTTGTTGATAGAATAGGTTGAGACTTTCACATTCTCAAACGGAATTTCATAACAATAGGCGCGGAGCATTGTTTCAGCATCCTCTACATTTTGATCCCATTTGTTGTTAGGAGAAAGTGCAGCGATAACACCTGCCACGGTGTTAGGGCAGAAACCATACTTTTCGCCTAAAGTAACACAAACCATGTAGGCGTTGTGATACCATTGGGCGCCCATCTGCCGATCCAGAGTGTTGCTCTGGAAATAGGTTGCGATGATCGAATCGGTGTGTGCCATGGGGGTGGGTTGGCGTTGCCAGAATCCTACAGCATCGGGGGCACCCTGCAACGGGTTTTACCATCAGGGTTTCTTATGGGTGACATCAGAAATACTTATGAGCCAGGGGTTGACTTTTAGGGGGCACCGCCCCTACGCTAGAGGGCGGGAGGGGTGGGAAGCATACAGGTATAAAAAAACCCCGCCATCGGCGGGGTTTTGTGTTAGATTAGAACTCTACAATCCAGTCAGGATCTTTGTTTAGATTAACCCAGAAGTGGTTTCTACCGTTGTGACTGGTGAGGAATACTTTATCCCCTTTGTGTTGTTCTACAATACATTCATCAATTCCATCCATTAAATTAGCAAATCTGTTTTTTGCTTTTTTAGATACAGGCGTGACGAATGCGGTGTCCATGGTGTCAGAAATCGATTGGTTCTAGAGTCGCTTGCATTGTATCATCAGAAGCGGCGATGGTGTCAAGAATCTTGAGGATTTCTTCACCATTGTTACCCTGACGAAGCATTGAAATCAGAATCGAAGCGTTTTCCATGATACGTGATACCTAGTCGAGATTTGTAAGTGTGATAAACTCGTCGAGATTAAATGTGATAATCTCGACGAGATCTGTTGCTATCAGGCAGCGACCAGTTGCTCGCTCTTGATGGCAGCGTTAACAAAGCGACCCACGCTACCCTGAGCATTGATGGTGCTGGTCAGTTCGCTAACAAACTGATCAACTTGGGGCACAGCGTAGGTATACTCACGACCACCGTTGAAGGTGATGGTCACTTTACCATCTTGCACGTCGCTGATGGACTCGATGGCGGAAGAAGTGAAGTTAAACATAATGAATTCAAAAAGTAAAGGTTTGAGTGAAGTGTTTTGAGCGGGATGCTTCACCCCCGCTTGTGAACCTAGATTAGCATCACCGCCGTGCGGTGTCAACCTCTTGGACCACTTCGACAACTGTCACAATCTGTTTATCTTCGTTGAGATAATTTGTTGTGATTTCATTCGGTCCTGTAATTACTTGACCGACAACGTATGCAACAAGCAAGGATTCAATCATGATTCAATAATGATGGCGAGACATGACACAGTTGGGGTCATTATACCAATCAGAATCTTCATAATCTTTGTATTCTGTTTCTTGATAATCTTCTTCCAACATTGTGGGCATTGGAATGTCGTTAACCCAGGTGATGTCAGTCATGAATCTGTGTTGAACAAACGTAGTATGGAATGGATTGGGTCAGAAGTCAACCCCCTGACCCATAAGGATTGGTTATCAATCCAGGGTGAATCGCTCAACCCCCATCATGTCGTTATACTGTTGCAACATGGTTTTCAGGGTTTGACCAGCACGATCGAACGATTTCGTGATGACATCGTTATACTGATCGTAGTATGCAATTTGTCCATGAATACCCATTGCCGAAGCAACAGGATTCTTTCGGAACGATTGAATACCTGTAGCAGCAAGTTTGCGGTCAAAAACTTTTGCTTGACCGTTGAGAGTATAAGCGCACAGATACTCTTCAAACACAGGTGCAATTTCTTCCTTTGTAAAAGGAACACGCTTTTGATCCTCAATCGTCAGAGAATCAATTTGTTCTTGAATTGCTTTAGAAACTGCACGGAATCGAATCCGTTCTTCACGCTCATCAAAAGTGTTAA